TAGGGCTTTTTATTGCCTAGAGTTTAGTAAGTCCTATCAAGACCATAAAGATACTTCCATGTGATGTACTCCTCTTCACGTAGTAGTTCTTTCATGATAACTTCAATAGAGATAACAGACTCTATGAGTTCGTAGTAGTCCTCCAGCTCTAAGCCATTCTCCTCGTCATAATGTTGTAGCTCCTCCAGCATGTCTTGGTGAATATCCATCAAGGTCTTTACAGTTACTTCTTCTGCCTGCATAGGTGTAAGGCTAATAGCGGTCATATCATTTATCTCTTTATGTTTAATCTTACCAGCCCCAAGAGGAACCAGTCATTCCGTCTGCACTGTAGTCAGTCACACGTCCTTCAAAGAAGTTCTTAAAGCTGTCACCATTAAGCACCCAGTCTAACCAAGGTAATGGGTTCTCTGCGATATCCCAGTTAGGCTTTAGACCTAAGTTAACTAAGCGTCTGTCTGCAATGTACCTAATGTACTGCTTAACTTCCTCAGCACTTAAGCCTTCCATTGCTCCCATCTCAAAGGCTAGATCAATAACCTTATCCTCAAGCTCTACTGCTGTCCTATACATTTCATAGATAGATAACTTAAACTCATCTGTGACTACCTCAGGGTTTTCTGCGGTATACACACGGAATAGTTCGGTCATACCTGCTACGTGCATAGTCTCATCACGGATACTCCACTCGACTATCTCACACATGCCCTTAAGTTTACCAAAGCGTTGAAAGTTCAACAGCATGACGAATGCACTGAACAAAGACATTCCTTCGTTACATACAGTCTGCGCTAGAGCCTTAGCTAAGCCAGCCTTAGTGTCAGGGTCAAAGGTCTGCATAAACTCAAGCTTCTCAGCCATAGCGTCGTACTCAAGGAACGCTGTGTACTCAGCCTCAGGAAAGCCTAAGGTATCGTTAAGTAAGGCATAGGAGCGCATATGGATAGTCTCACGCTGTGCAAAAGACAGCATCATCATACGTGCTTCGTTGTTCTTGATGCGAGGTAAGAACACATCTACGTAAGAACCCCCGACGACAACATCAGACTGTGTGAATAACCTAAGTATCTGTGTGATGAAGTTCTTCTCTGAAGGGCTAATCTTGCCACCCTTCCACTGTGTTACGTCTTCTTGTAAGTCACACTCCCATTCGCCCCAGTGTAGCTTGTCGTGCTCTACTGCTTGCTCTACAAAGCTTGAGTAGTTGAAAGGTTTAAACGCTGGTGATGTATCTAATAAACTCATAATATTATCCTTGGCAAGCTAAACATTCATCTTCTTGATCTTGTGCAAAATCCTGTAGGGCAACACGAGTAGGCTTGAAGCTCACTGTGTCTGCCTTAGCACCTGCACTTGTACGAAGATAGTATAACCCTTTTAGTTTCTTGTTAAAGGCACGTAAGTGTACCTCATTGACGTAAGCCTTATCTGTCCCAGCAGGGAAGAATAGGTTGACGCTTTGACCTTGGCAGAAAGGTGTACCTCATTGACGTAAGCCTTATCTGTCCCAGCTGGGAAGAATAGGTTCACGGATTGACCTTGGCAGATGTATGGTTGACGTTCTGCTGCATGGTCTACTACCCATCTTTGGTCTAGCTCAAAAGCTGTCTTGTAGATTTCTTTATCCCAATCATCCATCCACTCTAGGTGCTGTACGCTTCCTTCATTTAAGATGACTGATGTCCACTGTTCTTCCACCCAGCTATTAGAACTAAGATGCCATAACTCAGCATATTTCCTAATGGTCTTATCAAGGTAACGGTTACGGACAAGGTGAGCACCAACACGAGTACGATGAGTAAACGCATTAGACTTCAAAGGCTCAATACTTGCACTACAACCTGCAATGATACTACTGTTAGCATTAGGCGCTATAGCCATTAAGTGAGAGTTACGTACACCTGCAACATCAGGACATGAACCACGTTCTTCTGCAAGGTACACTGTAGCTGCCCTAGCTTGTGCCTTAATGTGTGTAAACATCTCAGTGTTATACGAAGATGCCATAGGAGACTCCCAAGGGATGCCTGCACGTTGTAAGGCGCTATGGAAGCCCATTGCCCCTAGTCCAAGTGAACGCTCCTGTGTGGCACTATAGACAGCCTTACGTAGCTCCTTAGGTGCGTGGAAACAGAAGAAGCTAATCACGTTATCTAACATCTCAATAAGGTCAGCTACCATGGTCGTGTCTTTCCACTCAGCATAATGCTCTAGGTTGACACTAGACAGACAACACACTGCTGTACGGTCTTCAGACGTTGGTAAGTGTATCTCATTACACAGGTTTGAACCATGTATCTCTAACCCTTTATCCTTCATAGATGGAGGTAAGTGGCGATTAGCTTCATCAAGAAAGTTTAAGTAAGGCTCACCTGTTCTAAAGCGTGTCTCAATCAATCGTTCCCATAACTCACGAGCTGGTATAGTCTCACGTACTGTTTTGTCATTAGGGTCAATCAGTTCCCATAAGTCTCCTGCTGTCACAGCGTCCATAAACTTATCAGTTAAGTTAACAGCGTTGTGTAAGTTAAATGCCTTACGGTTAGGATCACCACCTGTAGGTACACGTATGTTGATGAACTCAATGATGTCTGGGTGACTAATGTCCATATAGGCAGCATAAGAACCCTTACGAGTCTTACCCTGTCTGTAGGCAGTCATGTCGCTATCAACAGTCTTTAGGAATGGTATCGGTGAAGGAGCAACATCACTAACGCTACGAATGTCAGACCAATGACCACCCACTCCACCGCCTTTAACAGACAACCATCGGAGTTCTGTAGAGTGTCCGATAAGACCATCAAGACTGTCAGGTACATAGCTGAGAAAGCAACTAATAGGTAATCCACGGACTTTTTCTCCTTGCGCTGGGGCATTAGATAATATAGGTGAGCTGAACATAAACCAGCCTTTACTAGCGTAGTCATAGATTCGTTGGGCTAAGTCGTAGTCATTACGACAGAATGCTGTAGCTGCTCTAGCGTAGGCATCTTGTGGGTCTTCACCTTCTCTACAATAGTAATCCTTAAGTAAGGTAAAGGCTTGCTGTGATAATAGATCGTTTCTTGTATAATCAACTTTGATTGTCATTTAACCATTTCTCCAATGTTACTTTGTCTTTAAAGCCGACCATTCTAGCACCTGTCTCAGTGTTTAGCAAGGTCGGTACGCTCATTACTCTATATGCAATGGCTGAATCTATGTCTTTATTAATATCAATCGAGCCATGAGTTATCATTTTCTCGTCTAATATTAGAGATAGAGCATAACATGGCCCACAACCTTCTGTAAAGAACTTTAGTAACATATTTGTTTCCTTTGTTTATTTTATTGGTTAGTCTACTAATGCTTCCCAAGAAACAGGATACAGTAGACTAATTATGTTATTTACTTTCTCTGCTAACTCTTGTATCTCTACTTGAGCATGAGAATCTGAACGCTGCTTACAGAATCTTGCAAAGGCGGCTAACGATCCTGTCCAGTACCACGACACCTGCATCCCTTGAGGTAACATAAACCTTGCTTGCTCTGGGCACATACCACCAGCAACTGCCGTGTTGTACGACTCTAGGCAAGTAGTGTATATACTTTGGAAGTGTCTTTTCCAGTATCTATTACCTACAGGGTGCATGTTGCCTCCTGACCCTTGCTTTATACTCCCTTCAGGAGCTTCTCGGAACTGCTCAGGGATGTAGAAGGTAGGTTCACTACTAATGTACCTACGGCTTTCTTCATTCTCTGAGAACCCTACCTTGTGCTTAAAGCACTGTGTGCGTATAGGAACAGGTGCAGACATTCTTAATGTAATCGAAGTATGAGCAAAAGGCGTCCAATGGTTATGTTTAGCAAGATACTTAATCAAGCCTACATCTTTTGTTTCATTAAACTCAACGTCGTCGGCAGCAAAGGATACTCTCGCAGCCCTAACCACAGAAGCATCAGTGCCCATGTGGTCTACGTATTCAACCGTCATACTCATTTTGATATTCCCCCGTCCTAATCATTTCTGTAAGTTCAATGGCTCTGTTGCCTACTTGAGTTGCCCAGCGACTATCCATAAACTCATTAGCTGCTGTCTCCCAGTCTTCCTTAGCGCAGGCATCTAATGCTTTAACAAAGTTTAAGAAGCGGGGCAGCCCTAAGTTGAAGCATAAGTCTACCAAAGCATCAAAGCGTGGACAGTCGATAACTATTAGATCTACCGTCCAAGGTAGTGCGCCTACTAACTCCTGCTCTACACGTTCAATGTCATTAGCTAATAAATACTCAATCTCTCGCATAGACAGGCCAAGACCATCGGCAGCATCAATATTCCTGCCTACACCAATAGTCATCTTACCTACTGTGTCACGATAGGCGTGTGTTTCTACGCCCTCATGTACTTTAAGCATTTGAATCAATGCAGTCATTAACTGTTCCCCCTACATAAAGCATCCGTTAATAAGTCCATCTGTCTTCCTACTACGTCATCCCCTTCTATTTCTTGCTCTATTAACATATCAAGATATTGTCGTGCTTTACGCAGGTCTTCAATACCGTTCTTGTTCTTCCAGCGAGAAACGTACTTTACCACATTACCTTCACAAAAGGAAAGCTTATTTGCAATGATATATTCTAAAGGCTGAATAAGCATGTCTTTATAATGACTGCCGCCTACTTGAGTATCTAAAGCTTTATTCGTCATCGCTGTCGTCCTCGAACATTTCTAAGTTCTTCATAATAAGATCTTCGTAACGATCTACTAAGGATTCGCTTGTAATACCTAAGATCTCACACAGGAAATCCACGTCATAGTTATTTAAGATCTGTTCTTTTATTTCTTCAAAGGTGCTAGACATTGCAAATGCTCCAGTAGCTTATCAATTGATTTTATAGTGAAGTGTGCAAAACCTTCTTTCTCACACCACTGACCTAAGTTCATCTTAGATCCTTTTCTTAAGCGTGTCTTAGGGTTTGAGAACACAAAGATTAAAGGTCTGTCGATTTCGTCTCGTATTGCCTTGTACTTCTGTGTGTCTCCAACTCTGAAGAACCCTTTGGTCTCTATCATAGCACCTGTGCGCTCACAAATAAAGTCTGGTATGTACTTTTTCTTGATGATGTAAGGTAAGCGATAAGGCTCATATAAGAAGTCTTTCGTACCTACAGCATCACTGAAGGCACTCTCCAGCCCTGATCTAAACTTTGTCTTAGCTGTCATTACCAAACACCTCCTCAAGTTTCATCCGTCTAAAGCCATTCCAGTCTCTACGCATGTATAGCAAGTTCCAACACACCTCAAGCCTGTTTTCCCAGTCTTCAGGATGCTTTTCTTCCCACTGGGCTTTGACTACAGACAACATTTCATCTTTAGGCACATCAAGTACCTTAGCTGCTGTCTTAGGCCCAACGCCTTTAAGACCTCGTATGTTATCAGTTGAATCACCTGTCAGCATCTGCACACACATCTTATAGTGCCCTTCGTCTTCGCTTATATAGTAAAAGGTTTCCTTGGTGAAGTTGTAATGCCAACCTTCTACCATGTCAATGTCTTTATCTATATGTGCTATTACAAAGTTAACACCAGCATCTAAAGCTTCCTG